GCAGAGGTTTTACAGATGTGTTATAAATGCTTCCAGCGGTTTGGACCGGACTCAGTTTTCTTTAGAGTTACCGGATCGCCAGACCCCGTAGCTTTCAACAAGGGTAACCCAGATGAGAACTACGACATAATGATTTCATATGATGTCCTCAATTCGGATCCAGAGACTCAAGAGAAGAAACTTCAACAAATGGTTGCTCTCACGCAACTGGACCGCAGTGGTCGTATTAACATTGATAGCTTGCTCGATGCGGCTGCTAACAGCATTGATCCGGTACTTGCGGATCGTGTGCTACAACCTACAGAAGCAGCTCAAGAACAAGTTGTAAAACAAGTAACAGATGACCTCGCTAAAATCTTTGCTGGTATCGAAATGCCGGCACGTCCTAACGGTGCTCAAATTGCTCTTACTGTTATCCAGCAGTACGCTTCTCAGCCAGACGTTGCACAAAGACTTCAATCAGATGAAGCATTTGCTGCGAGACTTGAGAAGTACGCCGGACAATACACCTTCCAGATGCAACAAGCACAGAACGCCCAAATCGGTAGAGTCGGTACAGAGCCAGCTCAGATGGGAGACATTAACACACAAGGAATATAATATGGCTGATAATTTATCCGCACAAGGCTACGTAGCGAGAGCTGTAGCAAAAAATAAAGGTGCCGAAGAAGTGGCACAAATGATAGGAGTCAACGAAGGTGTAAGACCAAAAGCTTACAAGGATTCATTGGGCAATATGTCCATAGGAATTGGTTTTAACCTAGAGGACAAAACTAATCAACCCATCTTGGATTCATTAAATCTCAACAGAGAGGAACTAAAGTCCGGCAAGAGGTCATTAACCGACAAGGAATTATCTTCATTATATAGTTACTCATTGTCTAGAGCCATTAAGGATTTACAAAAGTTCGACCCCAATATTAAGAGCCGACCCAAGAATGTACAGATGGCATTGATTGATATGTCATACAACTTAGGATACAGTAAGTTGAGTACATTCAAGAAGATGAAAGCTGCCTTAGAGCAAAATGATTACGGTACAGCGGCGGATGAAATGGTTGATTCCAAGTGGTACAAACAAGTAAAGACTAGAGGACCGCGTACTGTAGCACTTATGCGTTCAGCAGCGGAATAATTTATGAGTTTAGAAAAGGACTTACAATCACTAGGTAATCACGAGCACTTTGCTCGATTCCTAAAAGTAGTAGCAGAGCTTCGTGAAGAAACCATTGAAGAGCTACATAACGCAAGCAACGAACAGATACAACAAATATCTGGACGCATTCTGACATACGATCAGATACTACAAATGTGCGACTGGAGAAAACTCCAAGTTCGTTTCTCTGATAGGCTTGATACATAAGTTATAATACATTTATCGCCATCGCTCGGCGTTAAGGAGTGCAAACATTATGTCAAACGAAATCACAGAGGGAGTCGCTGAACCCTCAACCGAAACAACAGCGTCACAGTCAAATATGTCAGCAGCGGATTTTGTAAACCGCCGCTTGGGGCAACTAACTGAGGAAACTCAAGAAGTGGCTCCACCAGTTGAAGCAACAGATGAAGTAACAGAAGAAACCGAGGTCGAGAGTCCAGAGGTGGAGACAAGTGAAGAAATCGTTGCTGAACAAACTGAAGAACCAGAAGGTTCCGAAGATGTTCTTTCACAGTTAGATCTAGATGATATGTCCGAAGACGATCTTCGAGAATTATCCGAGAAGCTAGGAAGTAGAGCAGTCGCTCGATTCGGTGAGCTCACAGCAAAACGTAAAGCTGCTGAAGCAAAACTGAAAGAGATGGAAGCTCAACTGCAAAATAATAATCCATTAGAAACTCAAGAAGTAGCCAATAATCCCTACGCATCAGTAGATACGTTAGAAGGATTACAAGAAAAGGCGAAGGAAGTAACAGATGTCATAGAATGGGCAGAGGAAACATTATTCAATGCAGATGGCTACGGACCCGAAGATGTAGTAACGGAAGTTGAAGGCAAGGAATTAACCAAATCAGATGTGCGTAAGAGTTTACTCAACGCTCGTAAGGCTCGTGATAAGTACTTACCATCTCAACTACAAACAGTTCAAAGAGTACAGCAGTCACATCAGCTCAAAGAAGCTTTTGATACACAAGCTGAACAAGAGTTGAACTGGTTACAAGGAGACGACAATGACGTACGCAAAAGCTACGAAGCTATGATTGGAGATCCTAGATTCGATTCACTACGAGAAAAAGCAGATCCAGAAGTTGCAGCTCAACTTAACTATCTGATGGCTCACGCAGCGAATAGTATTTATGGACGTAAACCAGTCAAGGGAGCTCCGAAGTCAGCTACGTTGACACCTCCAAAAGCAGCAATATCTGCCGGAGCATCATCAGATAAAGGTGTGAATAAGTCCGTTAAGGCACTTAAAGACCTTAACCAACGGTTTAGACATTCTGGCAACAAGAGTGATTTTATAACTCTCAGAACACAACAAATTAAAAATCGTTAAACAAACACAACCCATTAAAATATTATGGCATTTAGTAATACATATGACACAACAAATACGGGATCTGGTGTTTCTAACAGAGAAGACTTGACAGATGTCTTGACAATTCTTGCTCCGGAAGAAACTCCAATCCTTTCATCTGCTCAAAAGCAGAAAGCAAACGCTACATTCGTAGAGTGGACAGTAGACGCATTAGCTGCTCCATCATCAACTGGTATCCGTGAAGGTGCTGACGTAGGTACATTCACTGATCAGTTCGCTGGACGTGCAAAACTAGGTAACTACATTCAGAAGTTCCGCCGCGATTACCAAGTATCTGATCTACAAGAAGCAGTTGATTCAGTCGGACCAGCTAAGATTGCTCAAGCAGAAGCTAAAGCAATTCGTGAGCTTAAACGCGACATCGAAAAAACTATCGCTGGTTCTCAAGATCGTACTGTAGAAAACGGTTCCGACACTCCTTATGCCCTTCGTGGTTTAGGACGTTGGTTAGAAGCTAACGCTGCTGACTCAGATGTTCCAGCAGCATTCCGTACTCCAGCAGACAGCCGCTACACAGTTGCAGAAGCTGGTGCTACAGCATTCAGTGAATCAACATTGAATGACATCATCGCTTCTATCTTCAAAGAAACTGGTACAGTTAATGACCTAACATTGGTTGCTGACACTAAATTACGCCGCGTTATCAGTGATTTCGCTCGTGTAACTGCTTCAGCTACAAACAATGTGCGTTCAGTAAACTATGACGGTGGAGCTGGTGAAATCAAACTTACTGTTGATTTATACCAATCAGACCACGGTATCGTTTCCATCGTAAACGGTAATCCAGATTGTATGCCAGACTTCGGTTCATCCGCTGGTGAGTCCGGATACTTAATCAACCCAGAATACGTTGGTATTCACGAGTTAATCCCAATGGGATCAACACGTCTACCTAACCAAGGTGGTGGTGAGCGTGGCTACGTGGATTGTGCTCTTACATTAGGAGTATATCACCCACAAGCACACGGTGTTATCGAAGGAACTGCTTAATCCTTACATTCGGTACGGGGGGCGAAAGCCCCCTATACCTTTTCTTTTTAACTTAAAACTATTATGGATATTATTACGGACTTACCAAAGAATTTCACAGATGATGAAATTGATGCAGCATTTATGCAAGAGATCAAGAATGGTTTCAAATTAGAAAGAGAAACAGAACACGAGAGAGTAGCAGCTGCCGCTAAACAAGCAGCACACCTTAAGGGCACAACGCATCCAGTACTAGGGAAACCAGTAGCCACTATGCCGGCTCGTGAGTTCTTTAGACTTACAAGTAAGTACGGACACAAGGAGGTACACTCCAAAGAATTTTTAAAGCACTACAATAAAACATTTGCTGAACTTTCCCCTAATAAAATATAATGCAAGTAAAAAGTTATACAGATCTCAAAGCACTCATACAAGCGTTAGCCGGTGTGAGTTCTTTTACAACTGAGGAGGATTCTAAGATTCTCAGTTTTGTAAATCGCCGAGCTGCGGAAGCTTATAACTTGAGTCCATCTTGGTCTAGGTACTTAGTTATTTCCGAAGAAAGAACACTTACCTCCGGTAATGTAATACCTTATACTGAAGCCAGTAAAGATGATATAGGTGAGTTTATTCGCATTCATAGAACTCAAGCATTTCAAAAAAACTCAGCTCTTGAATATGATTTTTACGTGGATGCTAACGGTGCTAATATTTTAAATATAACTAACGATAATGATACATCAGCATTTGTTACTTATAAAAAAGAACTTCCTACATTTACAGCGGATTCAACAGACTTTCCACTTGAGTTCTTTTACTTTGTAGCTCACGCATCTTATGCAGACTTCTTACGTATGGATGGTCAGCACGGTAAAGCTCTAACCGAAGAACAAATAGCTAAAAACTATTTAGACATCGAGCTAGAAAAAATAGATATTCGTTCAAACAATAACTCAATTAATCACAAATTTTCAACTTACGTCAATCGACAAAGTCGTTGACACTCAATGTAAAATACTCATATGGCAAATTCATTCGTAACTAACCTTTATCCCGTACCAAGTGGAACCGGAAATGACCACAGATTGACAGTTGATGCTACCGCTGGTGGCGTTCTGTTCTCTGGAGCAAACGATGACAACACAAGTGCCTTCGATTCATTGACTAAATATATCGCTATGGATGTCCAAGACGCTGATGTATTTATGACATTCGATGGTAGTGCACCCACAACATCAAACGGTCACAAGTTATTCGCTGGTAGAAGTTATACCTTCAGCAAAGAGGCAGCTGTCAAAGCTAAGTTCATTCGCTCTGGTGGTACTTCCGCAAAGATTCACGCATCTCAGTTCACTAACTAATGTCTTCAGAACAACTAGCTGACGGAGTCAACCCTTTGGATGCTGAGTTGGCGGCAACTTGGGACGTACTTAAAGGATACTCTGGTAGAGATACCGATCTAGGAATAGCTCGTAGGTTCGGGGGTGCCGCAGCTGCGTACTCATTGCGAGACATTGGTGCAATGAATGGTTCTGTTGTCAGAGTTCGTAGAGAACCAAATGATACTACAGCTGGAATAGATGACGAAGAAAGATTTTCGGCTAATCAAGTACAAGATGGTACTTTAGAAAAATGGGTAAACGGTGAATTAGAGACTACACTACCAGTAGATGTTGACCCAACTAATGCCGCAGCTGCTTATAGTCTTCGTAAGGTAAAAGCTAGTTACAGCGGTGATGCAGTTCGTATTCGTAGAAGCTCAGATGATGTAGAGGTAGATGTAGCTTTTGATTCAGAAGGTAAGGTAAGTGCTAGTTCGGCGATTACAAATGTAGCTGAAGAAGGTGGTGAAAGTGGACAAACAACTGCTACTACCCTTGGAGATTTTATTAGTGGAACAGATGCTTTCGTCCACACTTGGTACGACCAAGCTGGGTCAAACAATGCAGTTCAAGCGACTGCTGCTAACCAACCAAAGATTGCAGAGAGTGGAGCATTGCTTGCTGATGGTATTCAGTTTGATGGTAATAACGATGCACTTAATTTTACAGACTTAACATTAACTGATGCTAGTATATTTACAGTATTAGATATAGATGGTACTGAAAATTTACAAATTATTCTTGGTGGTTCTACTGATATTACTACTGCTACTATGATACCTATGATGCAGACATCAAGTACAAATACTCAAGTGTACAAAAATGCTACAGTAGGAGGAGCAGAACAAGGTAGCTCGCAATTTAGAAATGCTTCACAAATAACATTAGCTAATAGAGGTGATGCTTATAGTGAATTAGCAACTAAAGATAAAATGCTATTTACTATGATGGATGTAGATGTAGCGGCAGATAAGGTTCTTGATGGTATTAGTCAAGTACCAAGTGATGCAACAACTTGGGGTTTAAAAGGAACAATGGAGGAGTTGATTATTTATAACTCAGACCAATCAGCCAATCGCTTCAAGATTGAGTCCAACATCAATAACTATTATGGTTTGTACAATGATGCGAATGATTTAACTCAAACTGAGTGGCAAAATACTGGAGCTGAATCATTTAGCTCTACAAGCACAGATGGATTTAGTTACAGTAATAGTGCTAGTACATCATTTGTTGGAGTTACCTTAAAAGAGACATTAGCTTTTGGTGATTCTGTGTTTGTTTCATTCAATGCAAGTGGTGTAACTCACCCAGATAGTTCTGACCAAAGTCCTCAAATAAGATTGAGAGATGCTGTTGGTGGAGGTGATGGAGCATCTGATATTATTCAAGTAACAAATGGATTTAATGCACATACACTAACTTATAGTGTTAGCGGTAAAAGCAATGGAGATAATATAGTATTCTCAGAAGGAGATACTGTTGGTGGGACTGTAACTATATCTGACTTTAAAGTATCTCGCATAGCTCGTGATGGTTTCGTAGAAACTTGGTATGACCAAAGTGGTAATGGTTTTGATTTAAAAAGCCAAAGTGCAGATACACAACCATTCATTGTTAACAATGGTGGATTTACTGGAGGTGTTTATTCTCCATCTCGCTTGAATAATTCAACGAAACAATACTTAGAAATATCTGACCCAGACTTTGACTCCACAAATATTACCTCATCTAAATTTGG